AACTCCCGTCGCCCTCAAGGCACCTGCCGTTGGTTGATACGGATAACTACAAGTTGGCGGAGATTATCCAAGATACTTTCCCCAACTTGTACCGTCCACCCAAAGATTGGAAACCTCCATCAAAATTGAATACTAAAAATGAGAGGGTCAAATGACCCTCTTTTTTAATGCTTAAGCAATGGTTAAAAATCTAAATAATTTTTAGACCCCTTTTTAAGTAACAACATGAACATTCGTATCTGTCCAAAATGTGAAGCAAAGTGGGTAGATGATCAGCATTTCTGGGCAACTGGAAAACCTGGAAATGAACATGACCTTGCTGGTCTTGTCTGCAATAAGTTTGGAGATGACAGATGTATCAATCCTTGTAGAGGATCTGAACTTGGTGATACGTGGGCAAAGAGATTGAATGATCTTGAGAACGATCACCCAAAAGATTAGTAATCGCTGACATTTCTTTGTAACAATTGGTCTTTGAAAAATAGATAGAGTAGTTGCAAATACCTAATGCGATTTATTCTTTCTCTTTTCGCAGTTTTATTCTTTGCTCTTCCTGCTTGGGCAGTAGATGTTCAAATGGGTGCCAATGGGCAATTAGTATTTGAACCAGCAGAGGTTAGTATCGCTGCTGGAGAATCAGTACACTTTATTAACAACATGCTTCCTCCTCATAATGTGATTGTTGAGAATCATCCTGAGTGGTCACACGAAGGTCTCGCAATGTTACCAGGCGAAAACTTTGAGGTTGCATTTCCTGAACCAGGGGACTATACTTATTGGTGTGCCCCCCACAAAGGAGCAGGTATGATCGGAACCGTTCATGTCTCATAAACACGAACATATGCCTGACTGGGTTGCCTGGGCAGGTCTAGGACTGATGATCTTTACTGTCATGATTTTTGTGATCTTCACACTTTCTGTAATGTATTTTGGATGAACCACACTACCCATTTTATTCACATGATCGTTTGTTGCATTGTCGGATTAGGAGCAGGCGCACTTGGCGTCTGGGCATTTAATAAAATTAAAGATTCTAGAAATCACAATCCATGAAAACATACACTCACAACCTGATGAAAATTTATCTTGATACTGCTGATCTCAATGAGATCCGTGAAGCAAACAAAACTGGTTTGATTGATGGTGTTACTACCAACCCTACATTGATTCTTCGTAGTGGAAGAACTCTTCAAGCAGTTGCTAAGCAACTTGTGGATGAGTTCCCAAACTTTGAAAGTATTTCTACTGAGGTTGTGGGTGATACTGCTGAGGAAATGCTCAGTCAAGCAGAGCAGTTTATTGCTCTTGGTAGTCCTGCAATTACTATCAAACTTCCGTGTACAGTTGAAGGATTGAAAGCGTGCAAAGTTCTTAATAGTAAAGGTATTAATACCAATATTACTTTGATCTTTAATGCTGCTCAAGCAATCCTTGCTGCAAAGGCAGGAGCAACATATGTTTCTCCCTTTGTTGGTCGTCTTGATGACAACTCAATTGCAGGTCTTGAGGTAGTTCGTTCTATCTCCGAAGTTTATCGCGTTCACGGCGTTAAGACAAAGGTTCTTGCAGCGTCTATTCGTGAAGTACATAGGGCAGTTCGCTCCTGGTATAACGGTGCTGCTGTAGTAACCATGCCTCCTCAAGTTTTCTGGAAGATGTATGATCATATTCTTACTGATAAGGGTCTAGAACTATTCCAAAAAGATTGGGACGCTGCTAATGCTGAACTTTAAAAACTGGGGAGAAGGTGTAGAACCCCCCGAAAGATTAACAGAAGAACGAGTACAGGAGATGATTGATGATGCCATACGAAAACATAATCGTAATGCTTCAATTATCTCTATGTGTGTTGGGTGGGTTGTTCTTGCACTTTTTGCTGAGGGTTTGCTTCGACTTATCGGAGTGATCCCTCCCCTGGTGCCATGGTTGAACATCACATTATAGAGTGGGCAGGGGTAATCGCCCTGTTCCTGTTTGGTATGACTATGATCTGTCAAGGTCACTTTATTTTCCACGGGAAGCATGGATACAAACATTCAGAACGTGAGAAACAAAAGATGGCAGACACTAGAAAACAAATAGAAGATTTATTTAAATGAGAAAGTATATCGTTACAGTAAACGATAAGAAGCATGTGGTCTATTCCACAGCATCCGAATGGTTTGTATTAACTTCAGTCATTTCTCATATAGAGGATAAAAAAACATGGAGCATTTATTGGGACGGGCACTAGTTATCATAGCGGTGCCTTTTGTTTTAACTACACTTTACTTCGGTTCTAGAAAGGGTGGATACTATGACACCGATATGTACAAGGGAAATGGAACCGCCCACTAAGAGGCGGTATGATTTTGCCCTATCATCTTTTTCTAGAATATTTGGGGTGCCACATGTCACTCAAGAGATGTCTGACCTTTGCTTTGTTTGGGCATTGGGTGAAGAGATAGCACCCCTTGATTGTTTAAATCATGTTGATAGATACTTTAGAAAACTATGGACAGAATCAAAGAATTAGAAGAAGAAAATCATATGCTCAAAATTGAGGTAGAACGTCTCAACCTTGAGTTAAAGATTCTTAGAGACAATGATTGGAAACATCCAAAATCATGTTTACACAACGCTGACCCCTGGGCAACATGGATTTCTCGCAAGTAGTAATCGCAGTTTTTATGCTTTCGTTTGGTATCTTTATTTTTTTAGTTTCTATTCTATCAGATCAATGATGCACGAAGCAGGACACATAGCAAGAATGGTAATGGAAACCCCCTGGTGCTTAGGCGTCATGGGGTTCTCTTTGGTCTTCTTTCCTATCTTAGGAATGTGGGCAGTACATAAATACAAATGGGAGCACTGGGAACCTTTTACCAGAAAGCACAGATGAAATCACTAATTTTAATTGCATGTTTTCTTCCACTTGTGATTATGTTTATTGTGATGAAACTTGCTGTTTGGATAGACGCTGTTAATGCTGAGACGGATTATGTCAGACAAGAACCTCTACGAAAACGAGGACCCTTTGTGGAAAATCCGTATGCAGACGTTGATGAAGAGGAAGAGGAGTATGGAGACCGCACAGATTATCGATGAGGCACTCTGGAAGTACTACTTCGATAAGGGTCAAGAGGTTCCCAACTGGAAAAGAAATAAAGATCCTCAATGGTGGATTGATTACCTAACTAGTTTAGGAATTGATCCAAAGAATCCATGAACTTGTTTCTTCGCCCTCTGAATGACGTTAATGACCCAACTTGGTCTGTAATCATTTCTCTCGTCATATTATTGGCGGGAGTTTTGTATTATGTTGCATACATATTGAATATATCTTTTAAGGAGATGACTGATGTCCAAGTCACCAAACAAGGGCAAGAAGGGCACTGCGAACAACAAGAAGCAGAACCAGGGCAACGCGACTGCGAAGAAAGCTAAGAACGGGGGGAAGAAAAAATAAAGACCACTTGACTAAATAGTTGATGTGGTCTATACTAGACCTGTCGTTCATCCCATTCGCTGTTTGCGAATAGCGAATGAGACGCAAGTAAGTCGCGGAACGGAGCGTTCATCCTATGCTATTTCTCAGTTTACTACTCGCTACTCATGTCCCATCTTCAGATTATTTAAAGTGTGAGGACTTTGAGTGGTTATCTCAAGGAATATTAGAGTCCGAACTTTTTAGTCCATCTGAAAAGGTCGAACTTATCTTTAAATGGATGGATCATACTGATCCTGTATGCTTTTCTTTAGAGGCATAGGACGCAAACGACTGAAGGAACGGGAGTTAATTCACCCATTCTTTTAGGAGTAAAATCATGAACACACTTAACCTCATTCGCCAGCAGATCCAAAAGGCATCTGCACTTCATGATGCACAAATTCACATGACATCCTATCGTGGTGTCAAGTATGAGTGTAAGCAAGGAGTCGATGAGACCCACGGTACATTCTGTTATCGTGGTCACACTTATAATAAGTGAGTTACTTGTAGACAGAGAGGGTTGACACCCTCTCTTTTTTTCGGTATAATTAGTATAACCGCAATCTAACATGGGAATGTTTGATACGATTAGGTCTTCCATTGATTTGGGTCCTAGTTTTTGGCATAGAGATTTACAGACAAAGGATCTTGAATGTTCAATGATGACATACTGGATCGATCCTGCTGGTCAGTTATTTGAGATTGATTATTCAGGAACTCAAGATTTTGAATTGAATGGTGCGATTGGTTGGGATGCAGTTCCTAATGGATCTCATGGTAAAGTTAAACCAGTTTACATAACTAGAACCATAGAAGTTTATCCTTCCAAATGGGATTGCCACTACGCAGCATTCCCAAGAATAAACATTACATTTATTGATGGAGTATTACGTAAATGAAAAGGATTTTAGCAGCGTTAGCAGCATCTCTTCTTGCTACCCCTGCACTTGCGGACCATACAAAAGGTCACATTAAAGGATACAATTCTATGGATTCCATGGGTTGTATGATAGTCAGGGAATGTACAGATGGAGTCAAAGAGGTATACAGCATTCTTGATATTTCTTCTCAGTATCCCAATACTGATGAGTATACTCCTTTTGCTGCTGAGTTTAACAACATGCTCTCTTCCCTTAATTCAATCGGAGTTAAGGTGTTTCTAGCGGATAGTAAGTATTTTCCTGTGATGCACCGTGGTGTATACCATACTGTAACTAATAACTTCTATCTCAACAAGAGATACATGGATGAACCTGGCACACTAATGATGGTAATGCGTCATGAAGGATGGCACGCTGCTCAGGATTGCATGGCAGGTAGCATCAAGAACTCGATGATCGCTATCATTATGCCAGAAGAGAAAGTGCCCATGCTTTGGCGCACGTTAGCAGAAAGGACGTATCCTAGTTCTGCAGTTCCTTGGGAGGCAGAAGCACAATGGGCAGGTAGAACTGAAGGTATGACTATGAAAGCACTTGAATCGTGTGCTTCTGGTACAATGTGGACTGACTACGAACCAACACCACTGACTCGAAAGTGGTTGAAGGAAAATGGATTCCTCAAGGGGGGTTGACAAATGGGCATGGATCGAGTAAGATTAAAGGAGTTGCTTAAAGAACTTAAGCGACTGGTGAGCGAGATTGAATCAGAAGTTTATTCTGATGAGACATCGTATCTTTCTTATGATGACATCACAAAATGCACCCCAATCTTTGACGATGATGATGGGTATCCTGACTAATGCATGGAGATTGTGGAGTTATGCACTCGGACGAAAAGAAGGACGAAGTGACAAAGAGGCGAATATCGTTGCTGGTATACGCACTCTTATACTTCTCACTTATTTTGTCACTAACTGTTTCATTGTTGCAAACGCAGTAAGACATTGGAACAATACAGGTACAAACGTTTGGATTTGTGCCGACAAACCTCGCGGCGGTTACTATTGTAGTCGTCGCTGACTGGAGAGTTGGTCGAGTGGTTTATGGCACTGGTCTTGAAAACCAGCGAGGGTCACACCTCCCAGGGTTCGAATCCCTGACTCTCCGTTGTTAGGTGGTTATCACTACCTAACATTTGTATACTTTTTGTATACATATATTACAACTGTCACATGTGCCAGTTGGATAACAGCACCAATGCCTCAATTACTCGCAACGGGATCTGTTATGATTAGCAAGCGTTGGAAGTCGATCCAACCGACATCTGTGGGTAACCATTCCACAAGTAAAAATTCTACGAGGTATTTTCAAATGATTAAATCCGCATTCGCAGCTCTGGCTGCTGCTCCCCTTTTCGCTGGCGCTGCAATGGCAGGTCCTTATGTGAACGTTGAAGCAAACGCTGGTTTCGCTGGTAGCGACTACGCTGGCACAACTACCGATCTGCACGTCGGTTATGAAGGTGCCATTGGTGAGTCCGCTTCCTTCTATGTCCAGGGTGGTCCTTCGATCGTTGCTCCTGACGGTGGTTCAACCGATACTGAGTTCTCTGGTAAGGCAGGCATTGGCGTTGCTGCTACCGAAAAACTGGGTGTCTACGGCGAAGTTTCGTTCGCTACCCGTGACGGTGCTGACACTGGTTACGGTGCTAAAGCAGGTGTGAAGTACTCCTTCTGATCTCTGCTGGGGGGTCATAAGACCCCCTTTTTTTATGAACTTTAAAAAGAATCTACTCTGCTGTGCAAGCAGTCCTGTGTGTCACTTTGTTGCATTGATGGTTGGATTTTTATCTATCATACAACTAGTACATACACATGCTCATTATACTATGGATGTAGATACTGATTCTTACGTTCGTTCTTTTTGTAAAAACAATAAGGACAAATGTAAAACTATTATGAGTGAACTGGG